CGAGGACGGTTAGCGCCTCTGGACTTATTGCCTGAGCGTATCGCTGCGCCGCTTCCAGCAGCAATTTCGATTGCGCGTTTAAGGCCATCGTTGAACTCCAAGTTCTCTAGGATACATACTAGGTTCACTGCGTTGCCACCCTTACCGCAGGTGTGACAGAAATATAAATTGTCATAGGTGTTCATCACAGCTGACCTGCGACTGTCATTATGTAAGCAGCATCGAACCGATACTGACTTACCTTCTCTTACTTCACCACCAAAGCTGGCAACAATAACCCCTATGGGGATTGTGTTCGCATCAACGGAACCTTTGAATCCTTTGTTCTTGCGTACCCTGGACCAGTCTTGTGTTGACATACGCACCCTTTCATATCGCACTTATCGTGCTTATGTGCGGCACGCTTTAGGTGGCCTAACTTATTCTCCGCACCGGCTTGGATACAGTTAGAGCAAATCATCTTGCTCAATCTCTGGTAAGTATTCCTCTACTGCTTCTTCTGCGTCAGCCTCAGCGATTGCTTCATCTAATACTGGTACAACTTCTTGTACAGGATCTACTGGGCCTTCTGATGTGCTGATTACTCCTTGTGGTACTGGTGTCATTTTTTCTCCCTAGATAGTATTGCTTTGTCTATTACAATTTCGCTTTCAGATTTTGTTAAAGAACTATTAGCTGGTAAAGATAAATATGCGATGTGATACTCGCCTGTTTCGGTATGTTTCTTCATCAAACTAACAAGACCTTTTTCATTAGTCCCAGTAATTCTCATACCGCAATGACAAGTTATCCCATACTCAGGTGGTCTATCAATCATTTCTTTTCCTCCAGCCACTGCTTCAAATCTTGTATTACCCAAGCGTTCTCTATGCCTGAGTTGCGACGCTTAACTATTACATAGTGCAGCGGTACTTCCCCTTTACCGCGAGCCTTAGCGTAGTTAAGCGCCTCAACCTCAGCTTCTCTCCAGAACTCCGGCAGTGATAATGTACCTCGGTTCTTGAGTTCAAGGATGAATGTTTCTCCCGCTATCACAGCGACCAAATCACCCTCGTCTTTGGCACCAGCCTTTGTCAGACGTTCGGCGCTTACGCCTTTATCGCGTAACCATTTCATAACATCTGTCTCGAACTTGGCACCTTTGCGCCCATTAGGGTTAGCCATCTAGCTTGACCTTATTGACCGCAAATACTTGTTCTCCATCTTGCTCATCTACACGGACTATGCCTGCTTGAATTAACAAGGAAGCAAAAGCTGTAAAGTCTTTCTCTAATTTAGCAATACGATTCTTAACATAAGCCATCTCAGTCTTGGACAATGTAACTCCCTTGGTAACCAACCATCGCATCTCTCCTTAGCATCCTACCAAATTGGTCTTCATCACTAATTTGGCACGCCGCATAGTTTACTAGAAGCTGTGCGTAATTAGAAGCATCAGCTGTGTGTGGTCCAAAGCGATTCTTCACAGCAGCCACCTTCAGTGTTGCCTGTCCTGGGTCATAACCCAGAGTCAAGATCAACGCCGGTAGTTGGCTTACCTTTCCGTGAATAGCCCGACGGTGTGGTGGATTGGTCGGACTTCCGTACTCGCTCTGTTCTGATACGTGATGTAGTACCAGTACGCACGCTTCTGTCTTACGTGCCATATCGTGTAACTCCATCATAATCGCACGTAGTCCTGCCCATTCATTGTCAGTCTCTGCTGTTACGTTCATTAGGTTATCTATTACGATCAGCTCTGGAGCCTGCCCGTATAGTTCAACGTATGCTCGTATCTCTAATTCAAGATCATCAATAGATGGTGATGAATCAAAGACCCACTTGATGTGGCTTAACTTCTCAAAGCGTGAGTCGTAGTAGTGACTATCCTTTGCTAAGTTATTTTCTACAGAGATCTGTGAGTGACCGCTAACGTGGGCTGCTGCCCTCATCATCACGGTTGTTGTGTCAGTATCAGCTGAGAAGAAAAGCGTAGGCACCTTTGCCTTGATTGCGTAAACCAATGCGAACATTGACTTACCAGCATTAGGTGCTGCGGCAACCATACATACTTGCCCACGCCTGAACTTGATCTCTTTGGCCGCGAGGCCTGCCCATACATCCGGTAGGGGAGTTGCTCTAGTGAGCACACCACCCCAAGCACGGGAAAGATCAAGCACGTCTATCTCCTTCAAGGAATATATTCTGTTGTCTGCGGATTGCTTTACGATCCTTCGGTGAAAGACCGCCCCACATACCCCAGGCTTCTTTCCTTAAACCCCATTCGGCGCACTCGACTTTATGGATACATCTATTACATATTGACTTAGCAAAGTTGTAATCATTGATTACCTTTAACTCGTTATCGTCAACATCTTTTTCCGCAAACCAAAAATCACCACCGACTTCGGCACAACTGGGAGCTTCATAATCTTGCGGCCCCCGCATTTGTTATTTAACCCAGATAGTGTCGCACTTATCAGGTGCACCCTTCGGAGTTGGACACATCCAGCCCTGCCAAGGACCCTTGGCTGATACGCCATTCTTAAAGGTCATAGGTCCGTGTTTACAAGAGTTACCAGCTGCTGCTGGTGCTGAAGTTACTGGTGCTGCTACTGGAGTGGCGTTGAACTGTGCTGCGATATTAGATACAGCAGGTGATATAGCAGCTGGTGCTACTGATCCTTGTGTTAGTTCTTTACCAGTAGTAATGATATTCAAAGCGTTCATTGAAATATCGGCAAGTCCTGCTTCTAGTTCACGCACATCTGCTGCGTAAAGATTGATAAGTGTTCCGTCAGCTAACTTGTAGTTGACTTGGAACTTTGTTCCTTCTGTAGCCATTTAGTTACCTCCAACTTGTTTAACAGATAAACGCTGACTTTCAGCACTTACCTTCTTAGGTACGAAACCTAATAGTTTTTCTACCTCGCTACTATCAACGGTCTCACGACCTTTAATAGTTGACCAACTTACTTCGATACCACTTTGCGTAGTACCTAGTAAACCTACAAAGGATTCTTTCAGAGAATCTTGTTGCTTCTCCAGCTCCTTTATTGCTTGACCTAACTGTAAGTACAGCAGTGCGTTCTTGTCAACATCCGCATCATCAATGATTACATCACTGACTGCGGTACGTTCTTTTTTTAGACCATCGCATCCCATCTCACCAGATGCGTCATAGAACTGGCAGTAATGCTGGCAGTAACTAGCATCCTTCTCCGGTGCTGGGAGTTCCTTTGATTCTTTAACAGTTGCGAGCCAACCGAGTGCCTCTAGTGCTACAGATTCGTCATAGGCTTCTGTGTGTACCTTGACATCTCTTTCATCACCGTCCCGAGCAATCGCTACTAGCGATACTCGGTTGACTTCGTAACCGTTTTTGGATAGGAGATACCCATATAGCTGTACCTGCCAACGCTGTTGCTTTGACGGGAAGTAACTAAGGTTCTTTAACTTAGAAGTCTTCCAGTCAATAACATCGCCAGTCTCTGGTACAAATAAATCTACGTGCGCTTTCATTCCATCGTGCTCAACTTCAGCTTCGATCATTAACTTATCGTTACCGGCTAACGCCTTCTCGATCTCTGCGTGGATAGCAGTACCCATAATGGCAGCGAGCTTTAGTTGATTATCATTTGTTTCAGGTTGTTCATTCAACCGGTACCAAACTCTACGACGGCAACCACCAATCTCTGATGGCCCTATCTGTACCTGTGTTGATCGAGACTTTTTAGCATCAGCAGCGCGGAGCGCTGTTAGTAATAGATCCTTTGGGTCAGTCATTGCTAACGCCTCCTATAGCTTTTCTTGTACCACCAACTGTAAGGGCTTACCAGTATTGGAGTCAAGGACTGAAGCTATCTCAACAGCACGACGGGCGTGTCGCTTGATGTAATCTAATTCCATATCAGACTTGCGGATTGAATACAGGTAGCCAAGAGCAAGCTGCCCACCACTACCAATGCCATAAGTTCCGTGATCTGTTTGGAAAAAAGAGAGATCACAAGCAACCCTAAAGATGTTACCGTTAAAAGCAAAGAGATAATCGAAGCCGCCATCTTTGTCCACCTTATTCCACTCGTAGTTGTTTTCGTTAAAGGCCGTGATGATACTAGGTATCACCTTGGCACCCATATAGGTTACTGGATTCTCACCGCGATAGGCAGGTGGTTTCCAATTGTAGGTGAGTATATCTCCTGGGCGTATATCGCCGGAAATGCCTATTAGAAACTTTCCCACCTCGACGATCTTGGGTGTACTAGTCGAGGTACTTACTAGGTTGTCCTCTGTGATCTGCGAGTCAGCGCAGAGCACGGCGTAATAGTCCGTTTGTATAGCTGAGATCGTAGTCATACTAAAATCATACTAGAGATCGGCGTGTCTTACCAGAGACACGCTACTGGTTTGGCTACAATATGAGCCGTGAGGCGAATTAAACAGTCAGAGCAGCCCTTTGGGGGCTGCGATAGTGACAGTACAGTAACCCTGCGGTTCCGTCTACCAAGGCTGCCCAAAATCCTACGTCGTAAACAGATTACAGACACCCTACCAAAACCTTTTGGAGCCGATCTCAGGGCTTTAGGACCTGTCCACGTCTGTCCGTGTGGGTCACAAGTTTTTAACGTTATGTGTGCCTTTGAAGACTATGAAATAGTGTGGTATTTCTTGGACGCTACTTGCGTCAACTGCGGTAATCTTGTTGTTGTTCCCTGTTCTGTGGATGCTGAATGATAACTGACCAGCCTCATAAGATAACTAACCCAGATAAAGAATCTCAAACAGGTATCTGTAGTATATGTGGACCAGTAAGAATTAAATCAAGTGGGAAATTAGATGCACCCAAAATACGCTGGCGGTGCTACCCAAGGTATAAGAATAACAAAAAGCGTGAACGAGATGTCTACCGTAGACACAAAAAAGATGTTTGTGAAAAATGTGGATTTATTCCAGAACATAAAGTTCAGTTAGACGTTGATCACATTGACGGCAACAAAAAGAATAATGATCCAACTAACCTACAAACCTTATGCTCTAATTGCCATAGATTAAAAACACATATAAATAAAGATCATATAAAAATTTAAGTGATACTCTAGTAACAATTCCGTGTCCCGTTGACGCAGAATAGGGATCCAATATCCCGTCTCAAGTGCTGATCCTGGGTACGATGTTAAACTGCCCAACTTTTTGACATAAAAAAAGAAGGTCGGTCCCCGTAGGGACCGACCTTCTGTTTGCCTCGCGTTGCTATGGGTTACTTAGACCCACGACCAAACTCTGCGGCTTTTGGATCTAATGCTTTTAGCAGTGGACCTGCTATAGCAGCAAGACCTGCCATTGCTAGTGCCTTTGGATCTGTCACTCCGGCAAGGAATAGTGCTATTACAGATGCAATTCCCGCACGCATATACGTAGCGAACATTGCTTGTAGTTTCTTATCCATTAGTTCTCCTTCTGAGATGGGACGTCTTTCTTCTTAGGTAAAGGTTTAGGTACCTTAGCCTTTACCTTAGAAATCACCTTTGGCTTCCCTAACCAGGGGAACCAAGGTGAAGTATCGTGACCGTACTTATCGTTAATAGAAATATGTAGATGCTTATTGTGTTTATTGGAACCGTCGTAGTCACGGTCTCCTTCATTCATACGATCTCTTGACCAGATCTTGCCTTGGAAGATCAAGTACTTAACACGCTTGTCACCCTTTAGATACTGGAAGATCTTCTTACAATCAATACCAGCAAGAGCATCGTGGGTTAGATCTACTGCGTATCCAGTATTGTGATCGCTGTTAGGGCTAGCAGATATGTGTGCTTTGCTAGGTAGCAGTCCGTCGCTAGCTTTCTTCCGCTTCGGACAGTGTGCTGTTGCTTGTCGCAGGACAGCAATAGCGGCAGGTGTGGCTCGTTTGGCAATCATCGCAGACATCATTACTCATTTCTTTTGTATCATCATCTGGTAAAGGATCTCAACTTTTTCTTCCAGTCTAATGACTGAATCTTTGAGGCTTGATCCACTATTGGGTTTAAGTTCATTTAAGTAATGCTTAACTAACCAGCGCACAGCGCCAGCAAAGCCACCAATAATTGTACATACTGCTAACGCTACTGTCGCATAGTCTTGTGCCTGCATCACACGCTCCGGATAGTTACTAGAAGCAAGCCACCGAAACCGGAGAACCGCTTATCTGTTGGGGTCTTGTTGATAAAGTCCATCTCCTCGATGAGTCCAATATAAGATTCACCAGTTCTGAAGTCTTCAACTCTGATGGTATCTCCAAGGTTTTCTATTGACTCTAACTGCGACATACGAACATAGGCAGAGCCTTCATATCCAACTTCGTTGTTGAACTTATCCATCTCGTGGTCATAACACATTACTGGGTACTGAATTAAACGCTGACGTGGGATAGCTGGTAGTGCCTTGATCTGGTATCCAGTAAATAGCGGACCCTTAGATGAATCTAAAGCTGAACGATACATAGTAAATATAAAGCCAAGGTATTGCTGCGCACCTACTGGATAATTGATATTGATTTCTGGTACAGAATCTCCCTGACCAAAAGTTCCAATGTTGTAAGCAAAGCCAGTTGAATCAATAGATTCAATATCAAAAGCACCATAAGTAGTATCAATGCGTGGCTGTAGCAACTTAAAGATCTTATTCTCAAGTGTGTTGTAACGGATATAACCGGTACGCATAGAGCCTTCGGCTAATAGTATTGTGGCTGACTCAACATAGATCTTGCCATCGGTACCGTTACCAGCATTACAAAATGCTAGGCGGTTGGTATCTCCCATAAAGGCAGAAGCTGTTGTGCGTTGACCTAGCGTGTCAGCGGGATCATATAGATCCCAGGCATAGGCAAAGACCAATGGGGCAATCTCAGTGCCAAGGTTGATACGAGTAACACCTACTTGGCCATCAACGCCAGTTGCTGCCCAAATGTATTTATCACGGAAGGCAAAGTCATAGACAGGCTGTGTGGTCTCAAATAGCAATGGGCCATAGGCAATAGATCCATCTTGATCTGATACCTGCGCTACGCGCATACCAAGGTTTGTGCCAATAGACATATAGCCTAAGTAGTAAGAGATCTTAAATGTAGTTTCACCTACTGGTAGTTCAGCTGCGGTGATTGCTTGTGTCAAGGTAGGCATAGCACCGGTAGTGGTATCAAGTGTGAACTTGTAGATATTAGATTGAATACCGCTATATCCTGCTACATAGATAGCAGTACCAGATGAGGTGATGCTAGTAAAGATGTGGTCTTGGTCTTGGTGAGTGTAGACCGCAGTAGGCATAGATGACTGATTGGTTGGGAACTCATAGATCTTGTCGTTAACGCACATAATGATACGTTCTTTAGTGTATTCCATTACCGCATTAGTTACAGTTATACCGTTATCACTAAACATCAAGGTAGGTGATACAGAACTGTCAGCAGATAAGAGCTTCTTGTATACTCTTAGTCTTGGAGTTCCGGCGTTAAGCACGTTAGTAACCCAATAGGCATAGACTCCATCATCACAGATTCCGTGTACTGGATAATCGGTACCAGATATGTAATCAATGAAGTGGATAATATCGGCAACGCCTGTACCTACTGGAGATACAGCAGTTGATGCTACGTTGCTGGCTACCTTGGCATAGGTAAAGGTAACTGTTGTAGGTACACCTGTAATGCGATAGGTACCATTAAAGGTAGCATCCACGCCAGTAATAGTAATTTCCATACCAGTAGATAGACCGTGTGCTGCTGTAGTTGTCAGAGTTGCTACGTTAGAAGTCAACGCTTTGTTGTTAATAGATACTGTAATCTTTGGAAAGACTTTATCTACATCGTACTCATCTTTTAGTAGCACACCGTTATAGGTATTACCGTTAGTTGCCCATTGAATAGAGCGCATCAGTTGCCAAGGGCGGCCATTGCTTTGAATACCACCAGTAACACTGTGCTGGCTGTCGCAAGACTTTAATAGTGTTGCTTGTCCCTTAGTCCATACATCTAAACCTTTAGAGTTTGTATATTGAAAGCGTAGCGATTCATCCTGAGCTGGCTCAAAGAACTTGATGCCTTGACCATTGTGGAATGATGACTGAGAACGTAGCCACCAACCAGTAAGCGTCTGCTCGCCTGGTTCACGGCTCTGGTCAATCTGTTGCTTACGGTACTGCGCCGTTACACGGCGATAGGGTGAGTCATCTAATGGGCTAATGAAGAATGGCAGACCGGCGATAGCAATATCGTAGGAGTAGCCAGTAGCTGTGTAGTTGGTAGATCCTGCTGGGTTTGAGAGTACATAACTTAAACCTTCGGTAACATCATCACCGTATGGCATCTACCAACTCCTTAGAATAGAAATAAAAAAGGAGCAGTTTAGCCACGTGCTCAGGTGGTAATGCTTAAAACAAATTACTTGGCTAGTGCTGCGATTTCTTCCGCAGTCAAACCAAGGGCTGCCAACTTAGCCTGTGCTGATGCCTTAGCATCTGCCTCAGCCGCAGCCAAAGCGTCAGCTTCTGTCTTAGCAGTTGCAGCGGCAATGGCATCTAGTTCGCGTTGAGCGATTTCTTCAGCGGTTAGTGGTACCTCAACGGCAATACCGGTAGCGCAATTAACTTCGATCTTGATTGGTGTATCAGACATTCTCTATCTCCTTGATTGTATGTGCTTCATTTGAACAGTTCCATTGGCAGGTTGCCTCATCTATCATTGCTTCATCGTGGCACTTAGGCGAGATGAAGGCATCACGGGTGGCATCGTAGGTATAGCCAATTCCCGCATAGTTGTAACGGATATTGTTGTTGTAACTTGTTTGAATCCAAACACCGCCCAAGCCAAGTTCATTGGCTAGGAAGTCTTGACCGCGATGCTCTTGCTCATCTGGTACAACTAATACCCGTAGAACGGTTCCACCGTTAGGGTCTATCTCTGCAAAGTGTGCCATTGTATTTTCCCCTTACCCTGCCAAGTATCTAATGATGACTACGCCTGAACCGCCGTTGCCACCTAAATTGCTACCACCTGCTCCACCGCCACCGCCGCCTGTATTGGCGGTTGCACTTGTACCAGCAGCAACATTTCCACCAGCACCACCACCACCATTACCGCCAGTACCTGGTGTGGGTGAACCGCCAGCGCCATAGATTGCACCACCGCCACCGCCCGCAAACCAGAAAGTGCCAGAAACATTTTGACCTGTTTGTGTTACACTTCCCCACGATGAATAAGTAGATATTCCAACTCCACCAGCGCCCGCTGTATCGGAGTTGCCTAATGTTGTTGAATTGCCACCAACGCCACCAGCACCACCACCGCCACCAGAACCATAGTTGGGGCCAACCATACTTGCAGTACCACCAGCAAAACCTTGTCCAGAAGTTGCAGTACCACCGCTACCGCCACCACTAGATGATGCACCACCGCCACCACCTGAACCACCGTTAATACCATTTACATTAGAAACTAATCCACCACCACCGCCACCGCCAACTGATGCAGTCAATGCTGCAAATTGTGAGTTTGAACCATTATTCCCTCGAATTCCTTGTGTTCCCATATTTACACCAGCACCACCACCACCAACTGTCGCTGTATATGCAGTATTATTTAACAAAGATTGCGAAGTAAAAGCCAATAAACCACCAGCGCCACCGCCACCTGACGAAGCACCAGCGCCGCCTGCGACAACTAAGACATCGCAAGATAAGGCTGTAGCTGGTTTGAATTCTCCAGTAGCCAAGAACGCGTGGTACCAGTAAGTGCCATCGGTCTGAATGATTGAACCGCCGGTTGCCTTTGGTGCCTTTGTTGGGGTAGTGCCAAGGGCAGATACGCCGTAAAGGGTAAAGGTTGAGTGTTGGGCAAAGTTTGCTGCTGCGCTTTGAGTAAAAGTAATGCTTGAAATACCTGAAGCACCTGTTGTTATTAAACCAGCAATTAAGTTTGCGTAAGCAGTTGTTGCATTGTTTTCTGTTACCGAATCAACGCTGTAAGATTTTGCTGTTTGTGATGTGCTTGCGTAATTTGGTAAATAAATTTCGTGGCTAGAAAATGTCGAAGCGGTGTTAGTTGCTACATCTAATTCGCCAACATATTGAGCCAATGTACCAGATGAAGCAGCAGCACCATTGCCTAGCAAATATCTAGAAGAATAAACTGAACTCAATCCATTAACTGCTATCAATAACGCTGATGTACCAGAGGCATAAGTGCTGCGCCCTGATACCTTCACCACCAAATCGGTGTAGCCAGTTTGAGGGATGCTGTTGAATGTGACTGAGGATGCTCCCGCAGCGCCAACGGAAATAGTCTCAAGAAGGGTGTACGTGTTCGGCAACTTAGATACCTACTTTCTTTGCATTTCGATTTGTGGTTGCTCTATGGCAAGGCAAACAAACCGTTTTACCATTACGCCAAGTCTTTACATTTTCTGGAATCCATTTATGGATATTGTTTTTACATATACCAACGTTGCTTCTTACGTTAGAACCTTTTCTAACATTATCTTTCACGCTAGTTAGTTGTAGATGATTAGGATTAACACAGCTACGATGCTTACACTCAAAGCCATTAACGCAAGTAGAAGGATCGTGACAGGTATGGTCAATTACCATACCGTCAGGAATCTTTCCGTACTGGGTAAACCAAGATAAACGGTGAGCTAATATCCCATAAACTTTATTATTCAAAGTCCGGCGCAAAATTCCGTAACCTTCTTTGCTTATGACTCCATTCCATTCCCAACAAGATTCTTGGTCAAGGACATTAAAGTTGGAATAAAGGCGTTTCAATAATAAGTCACTTGCTAGTGCTTCGTTATTTGGCATTTAGTTTCCCCTTATGCTGCCGTGATGCCGTAGAGTGAAAAGGTTGCCCCTGTTGCCCATTGATCTCCAGCCACTAGGGCGGTCACCGATGTTATTGCTGCTGTGTTACGCCATAAACCAACGCCTATTCTTAGTGTTTGGTCAGTGACATTACCTCTGCCTAAAGCCGTCTTGTAAGTGGTGCTATTGGCGTAGTTCATAATTTGAAATATATTGTTTGGCATACCAGTATTTGACGCCAAGCCTATGTTCATCTGAGCAACGTTGCTTCCTCTGATCGATTGCGCAGCAGCACCATCACCGTAAAGAATTGTTTGTGAGTAGTTATTACCCGTATCTCCGTTAAACTGTAATTGTGCGCCTGCGTAAGAGGTAACGTCTTTGCCAGCAACTATAAGAATTAAATCAGTATAAGTACCAGCAATGCTTGAGAATGTCACGCTTGCTGCGGCAGACCCAAGAGTGGTTGAGGCAATCTGTGTGTACGTATTTCCTGCTGGCATTACGCACTCACTTTCTTGGCAGCCCAAACAGCCCTGGCTCTTACTCGATTACATTCAGCGCACTCACGATGACCGTTCTTGCGAGTCATTATATTCTCCTTAATAAACGGATGACCTTGATTACAATGGCTACGATTGTCAATGTTGTGACGACCAGCCATAACATTTTCTTGTTGAGTTACTAGGCGCATATGATCTACATTTACGCAAGCACGATGCACGCAAGTAAGCGCATCAGCACATATCTTTGGGTCGTGGCAAGTATGGTCTACTACGAATCCTTTAGGGATTGGACCGTTAACTTCCATCCAAGCCGCCCTATGAGAACCAATAGATTTGTTTTTGTACACAGTAAATGTGTATCCGTTGTACTGTATTTTTTTATCTGGAATAATGCAGTCAGTCATTTAGCGCACCCCGTAAAGTGCTGCTTGTGTGTATGTATTAAAGTTTCCAGCAAGAGGAAGCAAAACAATTGAAGAAACTGCTGCTGTGTTTAACCACAATCCTGAATACATAATTGAAAAACCAGAACCATTAGCATCAAAGCCACCTAATGAACGGGTAGTTGTGTATTTAGATGTGTTTGTATAATCTAAAACATCAAAAATTGCTGCACCAAAAATGTTTGTGTTTGCAGTTGGTGCGGTATAACCAATGCTTCCTGAAGTTGCAGAAAGCGTAGAACCAGCAGCCACGGCTGCGCCCGTTCCATAAAGAAAATGTCTTGTATAATTTGCTGCTGTATCTCCATTGAACTGATACAAAATATCATTACTGCCAGCATTACAAAACAATCTAATTTGTAAATGACGATAAGTTTGCGGGATTGAACTAAAAGTAATGCTTGAAACTGCCGTTCCAACAGTAGTTGTCGCAATGCTGTCAAAGTCTTTGCCTGGCTGCCAAAGGTTGCCAGAGATACCACTTGCTAAAATTCCAAGGATCGGTGTCATTAGGAAAGATCCCCCACAATCAAGAACGTGTTGCTTGCTGTACAGATTACAGTACAAGCGCTCTGTTGTGCTCGCAGCTTAGGCGCTGCGCTGGTTGCACCAGTTGATGTAATAGTTACACCAGCACCGGCAGCAAAGGTAGTCAAACCAGCGCCAATAGATGCCACATTGATCTGTTGACCTGCGGTAAAGACTGATGGTGGGATTGTTAAAGTAATAGCGGATGCGTTAGACATAGTGACCAACTTGTTATCAGCATCTGTTGCTACCAAAGTATAAGTAGTACCAGTCTGAGCGTTAAAGGCTAGGGCAGCTGATGCTTGAACCGTGCCGCCTACGATTGACACCGACATTAGTTGGCCTCGCTTCCAAAAGCACTAAAGGATGAAGTTCCTGTAGTTGAATAGATAGTAATAACATCTGTATTGGCTAAGGTAATTCCACCTGTGTAGGTAAAGATTGACCCTGAAGGAACCTGTACGCCATAGACTAAGTAATGTAGGTTAGCCAGAGTTGCCCCAGCTGGACGCACTGCGATACGAATTAAATCAGCAGCGCCTCCTGTGTTGGATACGTTAAGGCTAGATACAATCACAGCGTTAGTTGCTGTGTAGAGTGTAGTTGCCGTAGCAGCCGATGGTGCTGACTGCGCTAGTACTTTGTATGTTGGCATTAGGCTATATCTCCGATCAGAGTAAAGGTATTAGTTCCTGTACAAATCAGAGTTGATGCGCTGTACTGGGCGCGTAACTTGGTGCCAACTCCTGTAAAGGTAGTTGTGCCATCGCTAGCAAAGGTTACTTGACCGGCGCCTATCTGTTGGAAGTTAACTTGCTGGCCAGTAGTAAAGACTCCATTAGGAATAGTCACTGTAATCGCGCTAGCGTTATTAAGAGTAACTAACTTGTTTAGATCTCCTGATACTAGAGTGTAAGTTGTACCAGTCTGAGCGTTGATTGTCAGCGATAAGGTAGTTGGTGTTGCCCACTTGATACCCATTGCCTCTGTTGAATCAGCGGTAAGGATCT